CCTCCTCTGCATTCAAAACAGACTTGCGTTTTTATGCGCGACTCGCGGAGTAGAGGGTCCACGGTTCCCTTGTTTGATCAATGGTGACGATCTAGTCATGCAATTGCCACAATGGGCCTACGACCGGTTCCTGAGCATCCTCCCATCACTGGGAATGTCCGCAAACCTAAAAAAGACAATGGTTTCGGACAAGTATCTGACAATAAACAGCACGTACTTTTCAACAAAGTTCACTGTGCTGCCGATACTTAGGATCCCGGAGCGTCCAAAGACTCTCCATGAGTTTGTCCGCGTTCTCAATAAGACTGTCTATGAGCTGGGCTCAAACAATCTTACGCGAAGGTACTTGGCGCTGCAGGCAGCCCGTCACAAGTACCTTTTCAGACAAATAAACCTCATGGAAGTAGGAATGAGTCTAAAGACGTTCTTCCGCCTCCCCTCCCCCGTACGCAACCGAGTGGCCCGTGTGGCTCGGTTCACGTATGATCACACCGCCCCGCCCCAGGCTGGGGACCTACCGATGTCTTCTGCCAGCAAGAGAGAGACCGACTTCCTCCGAAAGGATCGGAGTTGGAGTCTAGTCTCAGCTGAAGAAGTCTGGACACTTGACGTCCCAGAAGCTCGGAAGGTCCAGGGTAATCTGTTCTTCCGCTCTCTTAAGAAGGTGAGAGCAACCAGGTTGCCGCTATGGCCGGCGCAGGTGATCATATCTCGCAAGTTGACCGACGACTGGATCCCGAGGAAATCTCGGTTTAAGAGTGTGTCGTTGCAGTTCCTTCGCGAGAGATGTAGGAGGGTCGAGAAAGAAAAAAAGAGCGTGTTTCCAACCTGTGTGCTTATGGCCATGAGAGGCCATCGTCAGGTTGAGATTCGTGAGGTTGGTGATAGCCTTGTGTACGATGAAAAAGTACCTTGGCTATCAAAGAAATATAAAGGAAAGGCTCTCTGGGTCCAATGACCAGAGGCCCGCGCATACGTTAAGAGACACGTAAACAGAGCTCACTTTGCCACCCGATGGGCGGCTAGTTCACTAGGTCGTATTTCCGCGTAGGTCGGGGTTGTAGTACAATGGCCTCGGGGTGCTTATTCCCTCGAGCTTCCAAAACTTGCCCCGTTTAACCGAAGGTTCCGGTCATAAAGAGTGGACGACTATGCTCACCGGTGATGGTG